CCCCCTTCTGCCGCTGGTCCTCTTAGGATTCAGCGACCCAATCCACTTTAACCTTTTGAGTTCCGTATGGATGCGGTTTGGTCGAATTACCGACTAGCCAGGCGTATAGCCCGGCATATCCGGCAATTTCCCCTTTACCAACTCTAAACTCAAGAGCCGGTAATCTCCACTCACGTCGTTGGAGATCAGCATTCCAACGAGATTGACACGTGAAACCATCAGGACTCTTCGGCAAGCCGAAGCGTCCGAATGGGACATGCCAGAATTGCTTCAAGTGAAGAAGCAGGGCATAGCTAGTTCGGATAAGCTGGTCCGAATATAGCTGCTTGCAGTTTTCTACAAGCGCAGCCCAACTAGGGGGATCGACACAGTCTGCGTGCTTAAAGCGAACACACCTAACGTCGAAACCGGCGTAGGTATAAGAACCGCATGACTCCCGAATAGGAGTATTAATGCAGGTCTTATTTGTATTCACCTTAAAGCCGCAAGCCTCTAGTGATTTGACGATATATGGCGCGTCCTGTTGAGGGCACACAATATCATCGCCAAAAACGCGCAAAGGCTTATGGATTCCATTGGGATGTCTGGCAGCCTGGGCAACAGCCCAGAAAACCAGAGTCTCAATCGGAAAGCATAAGGCCGAACCCATGCTCGCAAAGCATGTAGGTTTCAAAAGCTTACCATTAACTGATAAGTTCCGAGACCTATAGCGCGTAACTAGACGGAAAAACTCTTTTGGAAAGAGTAAACGACACAGTTTTAGCGAGACCGTGTCGCTAGCATCTTTAAGATCAATCGTAGCAAGGTCTTCTCTTTTGCAGAGACGACCATTGTACTCTTGATGATTAAAGTTAATGCTATTCCGCGTCAAAGCGTTCTCATGTATAAGAGACTTAAGGCAGTTCCATAAGCCTTGTTGGGCAAATTGGAATTCCTTGGGCTCAATACATATGGTTCTGAGAGACTTAAAGTCTTTTGGAACACATATGACACGAGAATTAGGTGTAGCACACCCTTTTGGAAGGGGTGCCCGGTCATTAAACCGGTAAAGGCCCATATCGGCGCCTTTAATACACTTAAAAAACCACTTTGACAGGCCTTTCTCTCGCTGAGCAACCGCGCCTGGTCCATGCTTGCCGAACGGGATTGAATCCCATTGAGCAAGAATTGGATGCAGACGATCCCCATCCATCACCACGTTCTGTATCAGAACGCGTGCTCGATTTAAGAGCCAAGATGGCGCGGTAATCGTAGCTTTAGCTACGATACGATCGGAGAAGCTTTTTATCGCTTCATCCGAACTCATCTTTGACGGAATATCCTTGCATTTTGAGAATGCAAGGCATATTTGGCGTAGAGCGTAGTAAGCAAAAACTGCTTCACTATCTCTTGCCCGTCTAGGATGACCATCATTATCAAATAACGTTATGAAATAATCATAACAGAAACTTGGTAATGAGGAATTATAGTGCCGACTGAAGGTACTGGAAAAGGATAAAACCTTACCAGAAATTATACTTGCTTCAATTGCTTTACCCAATTCGGGGAGCGACTGAGAGGCAAATATAATACCCTCATTTAGAATACGTTTGATAACGTATTTGGCACTAACTCGATTGCACATTCTTTGTGCAGGAGAAAGAGCTGTGAGGTCTTTAAAGACCGATCGGTAGAAGGCAAGCATAGTCGCAAGGTGAGGATAATTCATACATCCCCCTTGTCTATGTGTACCCGCCGAGCGCAGAGATCCACCCAGCCGATGCATTATGCTTGTCAAAGCATAATATCGTCAATGAAAGACGTATAATCTTGACAAGGTATACCTTTTTTATTCAAATAATGATCGTAAATTTTACGATCATAAAGAATAAAAGGAGGCATAGGCAAGTCAAAAGATTGCTTGTGAAGTGGTAAGATTTTCTTATCACCTGCAGGCAACGTCTTGTCAATAGGAGTAAATACTATAGAAGTAGAACTCTTATCGACGACGATATCTATCCGTAAGGATAACGCATC